CCTAGAAAGCTATGAAAAATAGCGTATATTTTATTTCAAAACCAATAACCAATAATAAATATGCACTCACTCACACTCATAGATCGTCGCATCCACGATATAGAAAACAAACTCACTCGTATTCGTAGCGGAGAATACAATCTCCGATGTACAGATCAGGTGAGAACGGCACTAGGGATAATCTTGGTACAGTTGGAGGAAGAAAAGTATAATATAATGTATAACTAAAACACATATGCAAACAATCAAACGACCAGCTACCGCAATCAATATTGCTTTCTCACTTGTAATAACACTTGGTGCTCTCATATTCATTAGTCTCTACGAGGTATCTCACGCCTCCGCCACGAGTTCATATTGTTATAGACAGCATAATCTATCTTTTACACAAAAACTCTTGCCAGTAGCTCAGAAAAGATGCAAAAGTGAATTCAAACGAATCACTGACGAATGGATTACAGGATTATACACTAACTCAAAATAATATGCTCAAAAATCTCTCATGGAAGTGGATCTTCCCGATTATTATCATCCCCACAATTATCGGCGGAATGATAAACCATAGCAGATGCGGATGACTCACTGGAAAAGATCTAGAAATTTGTCGAGCATATTATGAGAATATTCCTCCTTCTCCTACACAACCATCGTCGACTCCTGTATCTTGCTACTCAGATTGGAATGGAGTGCACAAAGAAGGACAAAAAGTACTCAAAGGACTTCTAAAAGACCCTACGAGTTACGAGTATACTGAAACTCTTGTTGGTGGTAATCTCGTAAAAATAAAATTCCTCGCTAAAAACTCCTATTGAGCAAAATCTCGAAGTGAATTTACGTTCAAGACTGATTCTGCTTGTTCTGTAATGGACTATTCTCTAACTAAATAATATGAACCTCATTCCCATCTACATCTCACAAATCGACTCCCTCCCACCTCCTGAACGAGCTGACTATGCTCGATACGTAGCATTCGTACTCTCAGGAGATGAATATCCAGATTTTAATCCGTTACAATACCTAGAAACATGACACTAACAGAATCAACCGCTTACAAAAAGAACCTAGCTGAACTTGCACTAGTAAATGAGAAGATAGCAATACTATGACCGAATCTCTGATCACTCAAGAAGAAAAGAAAAGAAATAAAAGAACGAATTCGCTCTCTTCGTAATCATTTTTGTAAATAAAAACAAATAATCCGCCACGAGTCGCAGTTACTCGGAATAAAAATCTCACTATGAAATATGCTATCTCTATTATCTCGCTTATTGCGATATCGTCCACTATTTACGCTTTTAATATCGAAACTGACCCACAGGTTCTCATCGAACGAGAGAATCGTGAAAAAGTCCTCGATTGCATGGAAAATGTACACTCCTCAACATGAACCGCAAGGGTACTGCAGGAGCAGATAGAAAAATGTGCGAAGATTGGACTTCAAAGTATTATTGATGCGAAAGCCACGACTGGGAGTGTAATCCCAGTACCCGAACGCTCAGATAGTGCAACCCTTTGAGATAATAACAGTGGGAAAATACTAGGAGAAATGCGTTGCCCTGAACTGTATATGTCAGGATCAGAAGTTTTTTCGCCTAGATATTGAGTTACTTGGGAGTTCACTATAAAAGAAGCAAAAGAACTCTATCCAAAATGTAAAATATTAGATAATGCGAAAGCCACGACTGGGAGTGTAATCCCAGAGCCCCCCAAAAATAAAACAATTTCGCTAGAATGTGAATTTGGTGAACGATCTGGAAAAGTAGAATGAATTGAATTTCACTATACAGCTACGGATGATACGACAACATTGCAATCGATTAAAAATAGTCATATAGCAAAGTGACAGGAACATATCGGATACCATTTTGTAATAAAAGCAAACTGAGAAGTCACAAATACTCGTGATGAAAGGTGTGTTGCTGGTGCAGATAAGTGGGCAAAGAATAACTATAGATTTATACAGATTGCTTTTGTATGAGATGATAAGCCCACATATGAACAAACAGAGTCTATGGCAATTCTCACAAAAGATCTCCAAATAAAATATAAATTGCCTATTGACTCGATATCTGCTCACTCTGAATGGTGACCAAAGTCAAAAAAAGAATCTCTGGAGTATTGGTATGGTAGCAAGGCTGAATTTATAAAAAAAATCAGGTACTACTATGTAATATCAATCTATGGAGAATGAAGTGTGGAACTCCAATATATGTGGCGAGCGTGGGGTGACAAGGACTTCATTGGTACGATCTTTCAGGAGTCTCGAATGAGCAATACCAGCGTATGAGATGGCGGACAGTCGATCGGGTACTGTCAGATTCACAAGGGATATCAACCCTGATGGTACGCTGAGTACAGCAAGCTACAGACTATGGAAGCTCGCCTGAACTATTGCCACGAGCTCTATGCATACTCCGCTACTCTCCCAGGTGGCGTATGATCTCGATTCCATGGATACAACGCTCGATCCGAGCATATCAATAATCTCTTTATCCAATAAAATATGAAAATTCACCCAGATCTAATATTACAAGTATCTCAACAGAAACTATCTGTAAGAGATATGTTCGTGTATACACTTAGGCATACTGATTACGACTTTAGAAAACTTGATAAGTATATAAAAGATAATTTGTGAGTGTGATCTAATGAACAATATTCTATGTTAGAAAATTCAAGAAAATTAGTACGGAAAAGAAAAGTATGAGTTATGCTATCGGATAGTGAAATGAAAGAAATAGAAAAGCATAATGTCACGTGTAAAAAGTTGATAGTTTTTCTTAAAAAAATGCTCAAAGAATGATTCGATGAAAATTTATTACTATAAAATATGTACACTCTCATAGACTGTTGGTGAGAAAAATACTTCAACGATGATGGATCTGTAAATCTCGATTGTCACTACTTCGATGGTGTGCATCCTGAAAACAAAAAAAAGATACTAGATTCTTACTTTTTACAAAATGGCAACAATAAATGACTATAAATGGCGAAAGCTATTTAAGAAACAAGGCGGACGCTTATATCTTATAATTTACTTGAAATAATTTTATATATTCATATAATACTTTCACTAAAGAGCTTAAATTCGTACTAACCAAATCTCGGGGTGCTCTTTAGTACGAAGCCCCGAGATTTTTTAATTATGGAAATTTGGAAAGATATAGTTTGATATGATGGCTTGTATGAAGTCAGTAATTTTGGAAGGATTAAAAGCAAAATGTTCAAAAATTGAACTACATCATTTAAAAGAGATAAAATTTTAAAACAAAAAATACATTATTCATGATATGTATTTTGTGAATTAAAAAAAAGAAGATATTCATTACATCGGATAGTAGCAAATACTTTCATACAAAATCCAGAAGATAAAAGGACAGTTAATCATATAAACTGAATTAAAACAGATAATCGTGTTGAGAATTTGGAGTGGGCAACAGATAGTGAGAATATTAAACATTGCTATGATATATGATTAAGAAAGTGAATAAACTTAAATAAGTTTTGAAAAAATTGCACATCATCAAAAAAAGTATATCAATATAGTATGGATTGAAATCTTATAAGGGAGTGGGAATGTTGAATGCAAATAAAAAGAGAATTATGATTTAGTAGATGAAATATATCTGCATGCTGAATTTGATTACAAAAAAGTGCTTATTGATTTATTTGGAAATATAACTAATACTATGTCAACAATCAACAAATACAAGTATCAGAAGCTCCTAAAAAGACAGAATTATTTATGTTTCTACTGCTTGCAACCTTTTGCGACAAAACGAAATAGCGTGAATGCTCTCAGAAAGGCTACAGTAGATCATATTGTACCGAGATGCGAACTCCAGTGACTCACTCATATCGAGCAGAACACTAGGAACAATTGTCTCGCTTGTGTAGAGTGTAACCGCAGGAAAGCCAATATCTCCGCTGTGTTATTTTTGAAGTGATACGAGGCTCTGAATATATCAGAGTGGGATGTACAAAGTGAATATGTAGCAGTGAAAACGAGAGGGGCGAGGCGATGGTATCATAGATATTTTAACTGGAAATAGTATGAAAAAATACAGAGCGCAAAGAGGCTCTGGAACTCCTATAATATTTGAACTTATAAAATAATGAAATATAAATGACGAAAGAAATATACAGAAGCAGATGCGAAGTGACAAATAGAGTCTATAAATATGTCTATAGGGAATTATTCAGAGGAAATAATGTATGCTTCTACTCGATGAATTGACCCACTTATACTTGCATTATGTCACAAGACAAATGAAGAATGTATCGATGATGCTGAAAAACAAATAGAATACCTATTTTCTAAAAAACAATACCTAACACAATTTCTATGCAATACATAAAACTCGATGAAGTAGAAAACAAAGTACGCTCTCTCATCAAAAATGGAACGAGTCACTTTAAAAATCATATGCGAGATATGACAATGGAGGAAGAAGATAAATTTATTAGAGGATTTATTGCCTCGAACTTTACTATTTACGATATATAATATGTTTGATCCTGAGTTCTACCCTATTTTACTAGGTATTACGAATGCGGAAAGCTCACTATGACTAGACTTTGCTCGTGACAGAGTATGATGATTCTGTAATTGACGAAATAATTGGTGAGGTACAAAATACCAAATTCATGACGACAACACTCGTACCTATTCTCGCTCTCTTAACTGATTCAACTACTGACAAAAGTATTCATGACGATTTGTAGACCAATTCGGATGCAATCTATACCCTTTTGCATCAATAGAGGAATACTTCATTACAAAGGTAAATTGATTAAGGTTTTGATATAGACAATGTATTGATAGCACAACTCCTATTAGATGTCTTTCTGGAAGGTATGTTTGAGACCCAAATGTACAGGAAGAAAATTGGATAAAAAATGTATCAGAATTTCTTGATTAAAAAAGTATATCTAATTCCCATCCCAATAGCAATATCGGTATCTCGGCGAAATCCGTCCACAGTTTCTATTTATTTTCCTATCTTTTTTACCTATGCCAGAAGTATCAAATCTCCCAGACGGACTATCATTCGGACAGAAAGCAGTCTGACTCAGTTTTAATCCATCAGGAAATGATGAAGTAGCTCTTGCAAAACAAGAGTGTGCCAATCTCATCGACCATATGAATACTCTCCGACTCACTACGGAGAGTGGAGAAGCAAAACGACTCTGTTCTGTGGCTATCACTGAGTTACAGACCGCTCAGATGTGGGTAGTAAAAGCTCTCACATGGAAAGACTAATCATATCCGAGAGTCTCGAACTCTCGGTATACGCAGTGGTAACCCTAGTGGTAAGGGCGTGGTTTTCAAAACCACTATTGATTTTTGAATCAATATAAATATAATCATTTTATGATTAAAAAATGTATTACCTGCGAAGTAGATAAAGATATTCTATTTTTTTCAAAAAGAAGAGTAAGAAAGGATTGAACTCAAATGTATAATTCAGTATGTAAATTATGTCATAGAGCTGAAGCTAGGGAAGCATATAGAAATAATAAAGATACATATCTTCCAAAAATACTTGCAAATAAAAAAAAGAATTATGCGATTTATAGAGAAGAAATGCTAGTCTTCTTAAAAACAAAATCTTGTTTTGATTGTTGAACAAAGGATTTTAGAGTACTAGAATTTGATCACTTAAGAGATAAGAAATATAATATCTCTGATAAAAAGTCATCAAGATTATCATCTCTAATGGAAGAAATAAATAAATGTGATGTAGTATGCTGTAACTGTCACCGAATAAGAACAATGAAAAGAGCAAATTCATACAGAGTAAAATAATTTTTTCATATTTTTATATATCTATCCCGAGTTCGAACCTCGGTCACTGCTCCATTTTTTAACAACCAACTCTTATGAAATTTATTCTACAAATTATCTCAATAATGTCATTCATACTATTTATAATGTATCTTGTCTCTGCTATGGGTAATGCTAATAATTGATCATTCTCAATGGCAATTATCAATCTGACAGTATCGTTTTTTTCCTTTGCCTTTTGGAAAGCTATACCATAACCCCTTATCTCCCCAATAACCCTATAGAATATGAAATACATCCTTCTCATCTCGATTGTACTCCTCAGTGGGTGCAGTCAGTACCACTACGATGTTACCTATGAGAAGTGTAGCTGACAGACTGGGAGTGTATCTACTAGAATGGTTTGAGAATATAAATTAGATGGCGCTAATCGACAAATATACGTAGTACATGACCTATGATGAAGAGAGTATATTGATATTAACAATGTCTGCGACTTCTCTTATACTCGTACTGAAATCAAATAACCCCTTCCACCTATGCTACAAGAACTTTTACAGGAAAGAAAGGAAATGCTTTCTCTGTTACAGCAACATATAAAGAATACGCAGCATGCTTCACGAGATAATATGGTAAAGATAATATTAAATTTTGATGCGAATGTTTTATGAAAATATATAAATCAAAAAGAGGCACACTCACAACTATTAGAGGAACTTAAATTCTATGAAAAATAACCCCTTCCACCTATGAATAAAATAGACCAACAACTGTATGAGATGTTCTCAGATAAGACACTGAGTGAGTGATGCGTTGTAAAAAACAGAGAAATATGATTTTTCTATAATGTTCTCTACAAGACATATTGAGGATGGGCTGTACTCGCAGGCAATGCAATAGATATGCAAGAGGACTTGTTGGAAGTAATCTGACACCCTATTGGATGCAAAATGATGTTGTTATATCTGGAGATAATCCACACCCCGCTATTTTCTCCAAGATTACATAATAAATCCCTCTTCTGAGGGATTATTTTTTGCCTATAAATTGAGTCAGTGTGCGATCTCAGGAATCAGATAGTACCCTATCATTATATAAGAAATACGACTACAGGTAAACCCTAGTAAATAGCTTCCAATAAGGCTTGATATATAGCGTCTGTAGTGAGATGAATGGATGAGCTTGGAATAAATAGTTTTACTTTTGAAATAAACTCTATCGCAATAGACTCCTATTATACTCCAATATTCTTTTTTGCAAGATTTCTTGCGAAGTAGGTGACAATCTCTTGGTTGTTCCAGCGACTCGGCACCATCCAAATACTCTTGAGATACTCTACTTTCCCTGATCTGAGTATATCTGTGACAATCAGTCGCTTATTCGTCTCTGGATCATAAAAATGTGCCTGATATTTTATTCTCATTGGTAGAAATTAGTTGGTAAATAGACTTATCGCTTTCTCAGCATATATGGTTGCGAGACTTGATCTGGTGAGAGCAGAGTTGGCAGTGAAACATAGCTAGATTATGAGTTTACAAAACTCTGTTACCTTGACGAGATCGTTTGCGTGGAGATTATAGAATCCTTTGTCTCCCCATTGATCACCCCAAGTGTTCTGGACTCTCAGGAGACGAGTATCTGGATTATATCATACTATCGTACAGTTGTGAGCCCCGATATGTTCATCGAATACTGCTCTATAGGGTGGCTTTCCTGTCAGATCCCAGTCTACCCCATTCACATTACAAATTAGAGGGATTCAACGGTTTAAAAGGGCTTTTGCCTGTAATCTCGGAACAGCTTCATATCCTTTGATAAAGCCACGAGCCTTGAAAAACTCGCCTGCCTTGCGATTAGTTAGCATTCCTGCTTTATCCTCATTTATTGCTGATATAACAGCATCACTATCTATATTAGGACTCATAATAGATAGAGCTGTGAGGAATCAGTACCCTTTGCACTCTGGATGTGTACCCTGATTGTAGATCATATGTTTAAATATTATTTATATTGCTATTGTATCATATTTCTATATAATGCAAATAGTTATTCGTACTAACTAAGAAATTTTATTTATGCTACTCAGGTACGAACTGGGAAGCAGAAATAAGATTTTTTTTATGAATGAAATTTGGAAACCAATTTTAGGATACGAGTGATTGTATGAAGTAAGTAATTTATGAAAAGTAAAATCATTAAAATATAGATGAACTAATAATGAAAAATTATTAAAATTAACAGCTTCATCTGTTTGATATTATATGATTAGACTTTGTAAAAACAAAATATGAATAAATACAAATGTTCATAGAATCGTCGCGGAAAACTTTCTGATAAATTTAGAGCTAAAGAGAACCGTAAATCACAAAAACTGAATTAAAACAGATAACCGAGTAGAAAATCTTGAATGGTGTACACATAAGGAAAATACTAGGCACGCATTCTCATTATGATTACAAAAATGAATGTTTTGAAAAAATAATCCCAACTTTTGAAAATTTTGAAAGGATCATAATAGATCAAAATCTGTTATACAATTTACTAGAGAGTGAGAATTTATACGAGAATGGTGATCTATTTCAGAATGTTCTTTACATCTTTGAATTAGCAGAACACTAATAATAAATTGTTGTAAAACTAGACGACATATCTCATCTTGATCTACTTTTGTATATAAAGTTTAGTGCATTGCGATGTCTGTCACGTCTGTTTTTGATCTAGGATTATCATATTACTTGATTTTATTAATAATAATAGGTATTGCACGAAGGAATGCAATTTCAATTAGAGCCTTTATATTTTTTTCATCGAGTGATCAATCACCTGCGATAGATTGGAATATGCTGATTCATTCGTTTCCTGGTTTCGCCCTTTCTTCGGCGAGAGTTGCGATATAGTCTGTCATAAGTTGTATAAGGTTAGTAGTCCAAAATGGGGTGGGGTCAATAGCTCCGCCGTATCCGTTTCACTTGTTTAGTGTTGCTCCTGTCTTCTGGTCTATCTCACGGATATCGAGATGCAAATGAGGAGAGAAGGAGAACCCAGTGTTTCCAGTAAGTCCTATATATTCTCATCGTTTCACATGTCGATCTACTCAGACAAGTTGTGAGCAGTGTGCCAATATCATCTGATACTTTTTGCCACTTTCTTCCCAGAAGAATAGTATATGATTTCAATAGGCTTTTTTGCTCCATACGAACTTGCAATACCCATCGCAAGGGGCATATAGCTCCTTCGGAGTCCTTGCACGATAGTCCTCTCAATTATGACCTTTCCAGCCATATCTTGCATACACCTCTGTACCATTTTGAATGAGTTTATTTCAGAATGGTTGAGTCATGAAAACTTCTTTGAGTGGAAATGATAGCATTTATGCAATAGGATTAGGTTTTTTTTCTTCTTCAGGTGGGACAAACGGAGTGTTGGATTGCTCGTCTTTTATCGTATCCATATCTTGTATTGCTTTCTTCTCGGAAGTCTTAAATAGTGCCTCAAATACCCTGTCTATCATACCAAATAGCCCATCAGTGACCAGTACTCCAGACTTAAATAATCGCTCGAAGAACTTTTGTCAGATTGGTGCAAGAAGAAATATGAGCAACCAAGTATACGACACATCTTGTAGAGTCGACGATAGGGCCTCTACAATGAATATCCCTATAAATGCTCATCATACAGCACCGAATAGTATTTTTGATATCAAATTAGAATCATCGTCATGGATTATCGTGAACCAAGCACCGATCATCCCTGATATAATACCGAACAATATCCCCGTACCATATTCGTATACATTCACATTCTGACACAATAGGTATTGTGTAAAACTACTATTGCAATCGGTGATGAGCTTTAATGTTTCTCCAGTCATATTTTTATAGATTATAAGCGCACAAACGAAATGGTACTATTTCCCGTTGCTCAGTTCAAGATAGTCACGCTTCAGCTTGGTACACTTCTCCCGACGAAGTAATAGTTCTTATCCTCAGTTACAGTAACTACAGTCTCTGCAGATATCGACTCCCCAGCAGTGCTAGAACCTGCTCTACTCCTCTCTGTCCCTTCCACTACTATCCCTTGGTCGTCCACGATAGCAAACATAGAACCAGTAGGTGTAACTCCTGAACCATCCGTATAGATATCATATCTGATCTTCCAAGTTCCCTCTCACGGTAGTGAGAATACTCAGTTTGTAGAGCTCACGAATGATGATGTATTGAATATCTGTTGGTTTAGTACTACACTTCCATTCACTGCAGGTAGTAGGAGAGTTTCGATTGTAGAGCCTTGTGAGGTGAGTTCTGTATCTATAGTAGCAACCTTACCCGAGAGTGTGTTGATAGCCCCTGAGAGGGTCGCTACGGTAGCCTTTGACTCGAGAGTATTCACGACTCCTGAGAGTGTATTGATCTTCGCTCCTTCTTGTGCTATATTACTTGATAGGGTATTGAAGTTATTTGATACGATAGCTTTTGATTCGAAGGTAGCTAGGAGAGTATTGAATGCAACGAGCTTCGAGTTCAGTTCTGAATTTATCTTTTCGATCTCTGCAAGTTGTTTCTTCGACTCTTCGGGTAGTGAGTTTTCTACCTTTTTAATACGATCTGTGATATCCTTGAGGTCGAATGTAGCGCTACCACTATTACTAGGCGAAAGTTCAGATATGAGAGCCTTTGACTCAGGATTGTTGACTATCTCTGCAATCGCTCTGATACCTTCAGTGTTCGTGAGTGCAGTGAGAAGGTCGGGATTTGTGGCGAGCTTCGTAACTGTATCTGATAGTGCTATTGCTGTACTCTCTGCACGAGCGAGCTTTGCCTTGTCGACTTCAGTCTGTACTATAACCTTTATGACACTCTCGAGTTGTTTTGTGTCTACTTTCTCGACAGATGCCTGTGCGGTTGAAGCAATCTGCATGGCGGAGCGAGTTTCATTTTTGATTTGTACGAGATCAAGATTTGTGATAGCCACCTTATATCAAACAAACGACATAACCCCTGATAGAATTACGATATTTATTATAGTGAAAATTGTGTATTTTAGACCATTCATATTATTAGTGTAAAAACCAGTCATCAAATATATCCAGAAATGAAACCGATAGCGAATCAGATAATATGAGCGATGATTTTAGAAATTAGCATAAGCGAGAACTATACCAACTTGGTAAGATACTGAAGCGATTGTTCACACTATTACTCAGTATATGAATGATTGTTTGATTATTTCGATCATATATAAATATTAAAAGTCTCAAAGAGTTACATTATTCGTAGATTCTCCACTAGAGGTAGCGTTTACCTCGAGACTCTTCGAAATGCTCGTTGGTGCTGGCTCAGGTGTTGGCTCAAAAACTCACTTGATATCACTCATAAAAGTAGACAAAGTGGCTAGGAGTGCACCAAGGATTGAGACCAGTGCTGTGATCTGTTTGGTAGTCATAAAAAATAGGGTTACTTAGAATAAATTGATACTGCGTAAGCATTTGCTTCACTTTCAGAAGTGAAACGCTTATCTCCTCGACTTTCGTCAAGTTTTATAGTTCCATTGTCTACATAGACAACTGCGGTCTTTTTCTTTTTCTTGATAGTGACTATGACAATATATATTTTAGGAAATATTTTTTGCATCATTAGTTCATTAGCTACGATTTGTGCTTTTTGGGTTTCTGATCCATCTAATGGTATAATCTGTCAGTTTTCTATGACAGGGAAATCAGTAATCTCGATATTTGTATATCTGATCTCGTCATATTCTACTCGTTCTGATCTTATGATTGCTCCATTGAGGAGATAAAGTTTTGTTGGCATTTTTTATAAAAGATTATGCAATATATATTCCCCACGGACTACTGAATGTTCATCAAGTGGAAGTGATAGAGAATGTAGACATATCCACTATGGATATCGTATTCCCTCCAGCATTTGTGATATATCCAGTTGTACCATCAATAGAGAGATATACTGGATTATTAAATCAGGTCAATGTACCTGAAATAGTAGGAGTGGCAGTTGTAGGGTCTATTTTTAGAATATAGTTTGCACCGATCATCACTGCATATAGAAATCATCCGTACTCTATAAAACTATAAGCGTACCCTCCTGCTGCTACTGATCCAGTAGATACAAGTGTTGTAGAATTTAATCGATATATTTGATTAGATGCACTTGATGAAACAAATATGAAACCTCAATAGTAGTATATTGCTACTGTTCAGTTTGTTCAACCTAATACCACACTAGTTGAAGTAATAGACATTGACCCTGCTGGATTGACTTTGATAACAGTTCCTGGTGTACTATTTGATATATAGATACTAGTTCCATCTGTTGTAATCGATGAAGGCGTAGAAAACCCAGATAAAGTAGCAGTGACAGCAAATGTTGCTATGTCTATTTTTGATAGCGTATTCGCTCATCTATTTATACAATATAAATCCGTTCATATACGAGTTATTTCTGATGCTTGTGCACCAGTAGATATAGTGGTCACTGTACCTGTAGATATTTCTATACGAGATACGCTTCACGCTGAAAAATTAGATGAGTATATAAATCAATTATATGAGTATAGTCCTCGAGGTCAAGATCATACGGTATATGTAGAAAATACTGCATAGGTTGTTTTGTCTACTTTTACAACAGACGCAGATCCATTATTTGCAACAAAAATATAATTTTGGAGTGTCGAAAAACTCACACTCACTCCATTGCTTGTCCCGATTGCATTTGTTGCATACGGAGTAGCAATATATGCTGTATTTGCGGTGAGCCCTGTTGCTGTTGCAGTGATAGGAGATGTCAAAGTAGTATCAGAGAATGTGGCCACTACTATTAAAGGGGCAGATGCAAGGGATAGATTCCACCCTGTTGCAGTGATTGTAGACCCGCCATCACTGGTATATGTACCAGAGAGAGTGACATATGATGATCATATATTTGATGTCGTAGATGTCCCAGCTCATCCCATAACAGGGGTTGTAGTACCTGAAACAGTGCTAGTGATGATATATGGGTCAGCTGTAGTCCCTGTCCCTGTTACAGTTACATTTGTACCTGCTGTGACTTTCGTTTCTGATCCGTCATAAGTAGGAATACTTGGCTTATTAGAGAGATCATTATAATCACCTGTGGTTGCTACTGTTGCAAAAGTCGAAGGAGTATTTGCCAGTTTTGTTTTCTCTGTTGGACTCAAAAGCCCTGCATTTGTAGTATCCGCAAGTAAGATAGTTGCATCACTACCTGTGTCAGATTGTACAATTATATCAGTTGGAGAATAGGTTGTGGATAGATTTGTAGATCCCGCAGTAGCACCATATACCGTATCAAAATAATCCTCAAATCAGTCTCGTAGTGACTGTACGGTGCTATATCAAATAGCATCTGAGTTTGAGGTATCCGATACGAGTATGTTGTCGCTGAGTGCTGGTGTGACGAGAGGAACGCCAGTTGGAAAAATTATAGCCATAGTTTTATTTTAGGATTTTTAATATTGTTGTTCATACAAGCCCACCACTTCAAGTCACTCGTACATAAAATCATCCGTCAAAGAATCAAATATGTCTATAGTATGTTCATCCTGAACCATCCCATCCATAGGTTATCGTGTCAACTGTAGTCCAGGTTGTATTGTCCCGAGATAACTGTATCGCATTAGTTTGTGCGCTTCCTGGATTAAATTGTGGATTGTAGGTGTAGGAGAGATTGGCTCGACTAAAATATTGAGAAGATGAAGTGCTATTTGTTGTCGTTATATTTACAACTGTAAGGTCTTGCGTTCAATTTATCTTTGTTGCGAGGACTTTCTTATTAGATACGCCATCATTGATAACATAGTACTCAGAACCGCTGATTGAAGTTGCCTCTGTCAGACTCGTGATATCTACTGTTGGATAAAATACTGTTGGCTTGTCGTCAGCATCAAATCCGACTACTTGCCCTTCGAGTCCCTCTAGGATACTCTCAGTCCCATCCTTTGCGATATATACTCAGTTCTCTGTACTTGTACGAGAGAGCTTGCTCAGGAACTCTCACGATACTACACACTCTAGGATATCATCAGCGGAGAATGGGAGAGGCTGTTGTACGAGTGCGTTCGTAGAGTCTGTCACTGGTACTGCCTCGAATGCTCGTATCACTCCTGTACAGGTTGTACCTGTTCTCGCTGTTATGTAGACATTCTCACGACCTGCGAGGACTCCGAGCGTATATTTGCTGAGTTTCGCTATAAAATTGCTCGTAGGGAGCGTTTCATAAGTTCCTCCGAGTATGATTGTCGTAGAGGATTCTGTGATCGCTGTTGCGAGTACCGCATGTCAGTTGTTGGTTTGATTGTATGCCATAGTAGAATAATAAAAGTATAATGTGGTGTGTCTAGATAATTTTTCTAATTGCTCGTGCAAGTGATGGAAAATCTCATATTGCGAGAGTTATTCCGTCCTTGCGCTTCTCTACACGAACTATCGACTTGCCAGTGATAGGAGTCCGAGTATTCAGGGTAGTTATGCGAACAAGTGGGGTGAAGTCGGCACTTCTCTGTGGTTTGAGTGATATCGCTGTCTCCTCCACTTCGTATCCATACTTCGTCATCAGCTCTGTAGACTTCGTCTGTGCTGTCGTAGAGTTCTGTATGTCAGAGTCTACCTCTCGTCACTCGTGAACGCCATAGAGAGCCTGTGAGATTGCATCCTGATACGATGATTCCGAGCTTCCAGTTATCTGATAGTATATCTTATTTCGCATCTCGTCAGTTTTGAGTTTCTTAGATATTGCGATGATCTCCCGATCGAATGTGATATATGTGATAGGCAAGTCAGTTTCCTTTTTCAGATAGAATATGCCGTCAGCACCAACGAACCATACAAAACCCGAGTTCTCTACTACCTTAGATATAGAGAATAGACAGGTCTCATAGTCAAACTCTATGCTTGCACTCGTCCCTGTTATGTCGATCGAGTCAGTTGTATAGCGGATGAGGTTGGTTGTGAGTACCTGAGTATCTGAGAGTGTCCCATATACCGAGTTGAATGAGTCAATAATCCCCTTCACAATAACTCCAGGGGTCGCATTCTTGGTAAACTTTCGGCTTCCTCCGCTCGTATAGATAACAGAAGAGAGGCGTGTCGATACTCAGTATATCTCGAGAGCGAGGATATATGCGGTCTGGAACTCAGTGACTCATATACTCGTGATGATCCCCGAGTATGTAGGGGATATCTGTCTGTTGTCAGTATTTACCTCACGGATCTCTACAATATCCGAAGGGGAATAATCAGCGAGGTCTCACACTACCGAGAGTGTCATATTCGACTGTCATCCGTTGATCTCCTCACTAAAAGATATATCAGATACGATATTCTTATTATTGATTTGACTCTTGAATACTCCGAGCCTTGTGTATGTTTTGATTTCGTAGTTTTTCATTACAAGTATACAGGATTATAGACAAAATACGCCTCGAAGTTCGCAGTCCCAGTGAATTCGCACTCATAGACATTCAGCCCTATAGGGAGTGACATGAATACGCCTGAGAACGGGAGTTCTATGTTATTCTTGGTCACAGTCTTCTCCTCCCAGTTGAAATCTATAATATCTCACGCTACAACAGAGGTTGTGAGTGTTACATCATACGCCTCTGTATCTATTATAGAGCGAGTCCCTATGCGTATCACGGATACTGCGGTGGTATCTCCTGCGAGTAGGATAATACGAGGGAGACAATCGGTATCTCAGTCATTGGATATAACCTTGTCAATATTTCAGGTTATCGTATCTATTGTAGTGACTGCATCACCTGTCCAGAGAGGAGAAGTGATGAGAAAATCTACTTGTATATTCTCGACAAAGTTATCCAGTTTAGAAAACCGAGGGACAGTGAATCGTGTGACGGTGGCTGTATAGGTTCGTTTTATTCCTCAGATCGTGAGTATGAAGTTCTTTTCGACTCACTGAGTTTCCTTTTTGAACTCTTGGATGCGAGCGATGAGATCACTATGAGACGAGCCTTGTATGTAGAACCCTGCTGTTACAGTCTTGTTGCCATATCGCTTGTCTATCACACCTCCACCGTTCGAGAGTGATGATTCCCACGACTCCACATTGATATTAGTAATATCGAGAGAGTTCAGGGTCTGCAATCCTATACCTTCTCACTTCTTCTCTACAAGATAGGTCGTGAGTCGGTTGTATATCATCCCTATCTGTACGCTGTTGACATCTACTATCTCTGCTGAGTCTACATCTATGAGGAGATTGTCTTCATAGGTGCTATAGGTCACATACTCATTGAGTGCACACAGGCTATTGAGGTCGTATCAGTCAAAAGAAAAGTACGTTGCAGTTGTGACAAGGAGCGGATTTGATCCATTGAGTTGTGAGTTGAATTGAAAGTTGTTCATGATTAGTTGATACCCTTATTGGATAAAAGGAGTTGTCGTGAGAGTTCCTGCCCGATGTAGTTTACGTCTACATTCTGAGACACCTGAGCGTTCACATTCACGGTTGGTGCGTTCGTGACATTGTTGTTAGTAACGGGAGCTACTGGAGTCGGGATAGACATACCCGCCATCATACGGAGACGGATGAGGTCGTTTAGCTTCGCTTCTTCCCTCCTATACTCAACCATACGCGCGTCTATATTCTGCTTTGTTGCATCTGTGATACCCTTTTCTATCATCTTCGTGATATCCTCGTATGCCTTGAGTTGTCGTTCGTTCTGACTCTTGCGAGTTTCGAGGAGTGCGAGTTCTTTTGTCGCCTCGTCTGCTTTCATACCAAGGCGTGCCTCTACTGCTATCTTCTCAGCCTTTAGGGCCTCCATCTCTGCAGTCTTCTTGAGTTCTATATCTGCAAGTGCCTCTTGAAAGTCGAACCGCTCTTGTCCAGTATCCGTGAGGCTTGCTCTCTGTTGTTCTTTTGCTTTTGTGTTCTGATCGAGGAGTCAGCTGGTCTCTATTTCTGCAATCTGAGAATTTATCTCATCAAGATTGTTTTGATACGCTGGGTCAAGTGTATAGATCGACTGGTCTGTCGAGCGCTGGTGATCGAGGAGTTCCTGTTCGGCACTCTTCTTGCTCTCGAGGAGTGTTCTGTATCGTGAGGCTACTACATCCCCTGTCTGTCACTTTGCACCTGTAGTAAGGTCTTGCATCTTCTTCTCTATAGCCTCTATCTCCTTCACTCCATCCTTTAGCTTCTTGATCTCAGTATCGAGTGACTTGATATTCTCTTTTCGTTTGGATATTAGGTCAGAGTAGTACTTCTTTTGCTTATCGGCTGCTTCTTTTGCTGCATCTGATCACTTCTTGGATCCTTTTGCTATTGCATCGGCGACTCATCCATAGGATTTTGTCTGCAAATTGTTATTCTTCACTATTGCTGTTGTACTTTTTGTCTGCTTATCGAGCATCTGTTGTGTTTTTGCTTCTACTGCCTTTGAGACATTATTCCCGAGAGACTCGAGTCCTGATAGTATCTTGCCTCCTGCCTTTTGAAATACTCACTGCCCATCTCATACAGAGAAACTGGCTGTGATAAATTCGGTCTTTTTGAAACTTCATCATACAGAGTTCCCGAGATCCTTTAGCTTATTCAATCCTGCAATAGCTGCATTTATTGGTACTAATATGAGATTGATTGTATTATTCACAATCCCAAGTACAGTATTCGCAATAGCACTTGCCGTCCCTATAAATAATCACTTCATTTTCTCAGTAGTGAAGTTTGTCTTGTCTCCGAAGTAGTCCATCATCGCTCAGAGTCACTGCCCGAGAGTTGTGAAAGTCCCTTGTATAAGTCAGATGAGATTGATCCACGCAACAGTGATAAAAGCGGTAACATATTCCCAGTATCTAGCTTGTGCATCTGTCGATTCTTTTGCTGATCCAGTAATATCTGACATTGTCTGACTGAAGAAGTCTCAAAATTCTTTTGTGAGCTGTATTGCAGTATCGAGCATCGTGCTTATACTCGTTGCAATATCATCTATAACAGGCATAAAAGCCTTGAATAGATTATACAGTCATTCAAAAGTAAAAGCAAGGACGGATACTGCTATCTTGAGTCCTGATATCGTATAGAGTAGCTCTCAAATCTTAGCAATAAAAGAATATACTGCACCTGCTCGCTCTCCAGTGAAGAACCCAAGGAGTGCAGACATTGCGGATATAATTCACTTCATCGCTGGCAAGAGTGCAGTTCCTATTGTCTCACCAGTGAGCGCCAATTGATCCCTGAAGTTCGACCACATACCACTCATAGTCTGTGATTGTTTTATCATCAGATTATTGAATTGCCCACCTTCTCCACTCATAGTCTGGAATGCCTTGACTACCTCATCAGCCGATATCTTCCCTGCCTCTACCATCTTATAGAACTCGCCAGCTGTTACGCCTAAAGTCTTGCTAATAGTAGCGATGAGTGGGACACCTGCTTCCGTGAATTGCTTGAGCTCTCCACCCTGGAGCTTTCCCTTTGCGATAACCTGTCCGTATGCGAGTGCTAGTCTATCAAGTGGTACTGATAGTCCTGCCGAGACATCACCCAACGCTTTCATAGTAGGTATGAGGTCATCCGATGCGATACCCATTGCAAGGAGTTGTTTTGCGTTCTGTCGTATTCCTGTGAGTTCAAAAGGAGTCTTGCTAGCAAAAGCCGAGAGGTCAGCGAGGAGTTGTGTGGCCTTCTCTCCACTTCCAAGCATTGTAGAGAATGCAATCTCATTTTGTTCGAGATTGTCAGCAAGAGTGAGTGATGCACTCCCTATGTTGTAAAGCCCTGATGCGATAGCACCGAATCATACAACCTTGCCTATAAGTCCGAGACTCAGTCATAGTGCACCAACACCATTGCTCGCTTCAATAGCACTCCCTCATACTGAGGAGAGACCCTTCGAAACAGATCAAGACAATACCTGAGTGATTCATGTGAGTTTCTGTCCTAGTCCTGAGTTTATATCTATTCCAAGCTTCTGAAAGTAGTAGCCGAGCTTCGATAGTTCTGTACTTCCAGTATTAGCAAAGTTATTTAGGTTCTGATTCTGCCTATTGATAACTTTCCCGAGCATATCCGCCTCTCACCGGAGTCATCCGAGTTGTGATCGGAGTTCTCCGATACGAGCTGGATTTTGTATCTCCATCTTGAGCTGGAGTTTCAGTTCTTTTTGTAGATCACTGATCTGATTCAGTAACTCCGCCTTTGTCTGTTTGAGACTGCCGAGACGAGCTGAGAGCTCGACCGCAATGGGTGACTTGAGGCGTGCAAGGACAGCCTCGGATTCGAGTTCTAATTTCTTGAGTGACGCGGAATCACTGCTATAGACTATACTAGCTTCGAGGACTTCTTTCATATTGTTGGTTGTTATAGATTATAATTCTCCGAAGGCCTCTCTCGTTAACTTCGCCCTTTCCCTAGCTCAAATTTTATCTCTCGTAGCCCACTTGTTTTTACTTTTTCCTTCTTTTGTTTGCTCGTTCGATTTGTAGATGATACCGTCAATGAAAAAAGTAAACTGCTCGAGTGTATGATTTGCGAAGAGTTCAGAGGGTGAAAGGTTAAATTCAAGGCAAACAATAGACAATCACGCCGCAGGAAGGAATTTATTTTTATCATTATTCTCGAATATTGATTTTGAGGTGCGAAATCGGTTGATAGCGATGTTTTGTATGACGAGCGGTATATCTATACCTTTTTCGTACTGGAGTACCAAAGAATCGAAAAAGAAAAGACCGATTTTATCCAAGAGAGTCTTCGGTATTTGACTTCTCACGATTTGATACAGTGAATAGAACTTCTCTTCGTCTGAGAGTGCGAGATATTCGTAATATTCTCAGATCGTAGCTTGTTCGTACTTAAGGGTGAATAAACCTTTTCAGTTTTCAGTGAGAAAGTCTTGCTCGTATTTTTTTTTCAGAGGATAGTTCATGTAGATGATGATATTCACTCAAAAGGGCGAGTCAATATTTGCGAAATAAAAAATCCCCTGAGTAGGGGATTTTATACTAAATATCTTTTGAGATAAAAAAGTTTCAGCCTGACGCAATTTCGAACTCAAGCGTGACTCACTCGAAGTCCTCAGTCTTGAGGTTCGTCATCGGCATCTCGATATCACCCGTTCGAACACTCTTCACGAAGTAGAATGTAGTGCTCTTCGCATCACGTGGACAAGTTACAAACTTGAAAGTGAGATATGGTGTATCAGCGAGACTTCGGTTGAATCCGATGATCTCTTTTCCTACTACTGTAGTATTGAGTTCAGCACCGAGGATAGTTGCGAGATTGCTCATCTCGAGGATTTCCTGTACATCTACTGAGAATCCTCCTACCTTCTCTATCTTACGAATGATCTCTCATACGTCACAATAGTCTGTGTTAATGATACGCTCTTCTCCTGTTTTGATCATAGGAGAGAAGTTCTCGAAGTAACCCAAATCTGACCATGTAAGAGCATCAAGGATAGCGATAGACTCGTCCTCGTTTGTTCCGTCACCGTCTGGGAATGTTGTTCCCGCCCAATCTGTTGCAAGGTAGAGTTTACCTGTTCCGTTTTCGCCGAATAAGGCGTTTGAGTCAAAATCTAGTGTAGCCATGTGAAAAAAGTTAAAATTATAAATAGAATATATATCGAAAAGGTGGCACGTCAACTATATCGCACGATATACAATATAGTATTCAGCGAGTATGTAAGGGTTTTGTTTACCATCCCTGATTATACCGCTTTGGTTTCCTTCCTCTATCGAGTATATATAGACACTTCCGATCGTCTCGCCTGCCTGTGTACCTTGTGATACGATAGCATTCGAGAGGTTGTCGAGCTCGTCATAGAGAGCTTTATCTGATATGTCCTTGTCACTTGCTACAATAGCAAAGTCAAGGGTTGCCTTCTTAATCTGATACAGTTTGTTGTCGTCCTGAGTTATGGGAGTATTGCCGACAAGTTGAAAAAATCAATAGATAGATGCATCCTCAACAATAGGCTTGCCCGAGTATATCGGATAAGTGAGTCATTTTGAGGCTATCCATGTGTAGAATGCTCCAAGTTGTGTTCAAAAATTTAAAATCATAGATTCTGTTTTATCTTAGCAATAGCCCGGGCGTATGTGTTCGCTCCCCTGTCGTGGTATATCGTACCATCTGACATGTGCCAGTTTACATTCCTCTTCCTGAATCCGTACTCTACACGCTCTGCATACTCTACCTCATTCCGAATAGTTCCCACGAGCTTTCAGTCTACCTCTTTTATTCAGAGGTTTTCATGTCATCGTATGAATTTTCCTGACTTGACAGGGGACTTTGCTCTAATATCAAAATACAAGTCTTGCATGACGGATCATAGCGACTTTTTCGCAAGCTTCATGGCTTTCGCCTCGATGTTGAGTGAAAAAACTGTCATGTACTAATCATTTGTGGTGCGAGTTACGAGAATTTGTAGATTATCGAGGATTCCCTTGTGCGTGTGGTGCTGTATAACATCAGTCACTACATACTGGATACTATCGACCTCTATTATATCCTGTATAGATACAAGATACTCAGGTTCTAGGTTTATCTCGTATGCGTTCCCACTCGACTGAGTGGCAGTAGGTCAACCGAATTGCTCTTTTGCACGCCAAAAACCACACGGAATAGCGGAATATATAAGGGTTTTACCCTGTATCTTAGATCCGTCTACTATTTGTGTGGAGAATTGGTACACATTGCATGTATAGTTGGCAAAAGTTCGCATTACCAGTATTTGAGGTTAAGTGGAATATATGCCTGCAGTGATAGTGCGAGATTCCTCTGAGGAGTCATCCCGAGACTACCACTTCCATCATCAGTACCTATCCCTGCATACTGTACCTCACGAGGTCACATCTTCTCACGCAGAACTGCACCAGTAGTGGAAGCATTCAGCAATCCGAGCATAGAACCGCAATATTTCGCAATAGCGAGTGTATAATCAGCGGGTTCTGTTGCATATCCTGCTGTGTAGACGACCTTGTATGATGAGAGTTCCGTATCAATGTATGATGAAAGGAAAGGGACTTCGATAGTTCCGTTTGAATTGATAAGATAGTCCACTCCTGCGACCTTTGTCGAGAAGTCTGTAGCATCTATCGAAATAAGAGCGGATATATTAGGATGACGACCATATATCTCGTTACAACGATTATATGATTTCTCCATATATATCTCCTTATCGCTTTGTGATATATCTATCATATTCTCAGCAATTACGAGGGCAGAATCAAGAATACCCTGCAATTGTGTATCTTGCAGAGTATCAGTGATTCCAAGGATTTCTTTTACTTTGGAAAGAGTAGGCATAGTGTGTGGGTTATTCTACAGGAGTTTCCTCCTTCTTCGCCTTCTTCGCCTTCTTCGGAGTTGCCCAAGACACATCGTCGTATGATATATCCTGCTCAGCAATAAGAGTGCAACCGAGACGGATGAGAGGGAGGTAGTCATTCCTAGAAACGACTACTTTGTCTCCCTCTACATATCCTTTTCTCTTCTCGCCTCCTATGCTAGTAGCAACGCTTCGAGTGAATTCTAGTGCGTATACTTTCATATGGATTAGATGTTATGGATAAGAACGACTGACTCTGTAGGCTGGAGAGTATTCTGTGTGTTGTCGATCGTGAGAGCGATACGAGCAGAACCTGTCACACCTGTTGTCTGCTCCTCAGCAAAGCGAGAAAGCTCTGTGTTGAGTTCACGGCGGATACCAACATGGACTGACTTCTTGTGAACAAGGATGATCTGTCCGAATGTGTTGTTTCCAGTAGTAGCAGAGATCTCACCAGTTGCTGTAGCACGACCGAGCTCTTCACGAGTCTTGATAGTGATTCCATCAATAGAGGCAATCTTTCCGTTAACAACTGTTGCAGAGCCTCCGAACTTCTCGATTGTTTCAACCTCTGAGAGATTGAGAACCTCTGTATATGTTTCCATATCCATAATCATAAGGAGTTCCCCTGGATTCATACCCTTGAGACCCATAGCAGCTCGTGCAGAACGAATCTGTGTGAGGTCAAGGTTACCTCATGCGTCTACTATTGCAGCACGAGAGATTGCTGTCTTGCGGAGACCATCAGCGAGGAGTACTGAGTTCTTTACACCATCAGCGAGAGATGCTACTGCACCATCGATAATGTTTACATTGGCAGATGCACCAGTCTCAGTGTCTCCGTTGAGAACGAGGTCGTGGAGAGTGTTCTCGTATGCAGTGTAGATTTCTCCGAGTACATACTGAGCCATTCCGATGACTGAGTCTTCGAGGAGCTCATCAGAGTAGTAGATAGTGACAACTACAGTGTGTGCCTCGAGAGTGATCTTCGCAGTTCCTGCCTTCTTCGCCTGTCCTGTTGGAGCAGTTCCGATTGGTTGGTCAGCAAGCTCTGTAGTAGATATCATACGGACACGAGCACCACGTACTGGAATATCAATCTTGCGAGCATTCATTTGCTTGATAATAAAATCAGCAAGGAGAGAGTCTGAGTCCTTCAGGCGTTCGATAAGCTCAGCAGAGAGGACAACCTCTTCTACAAATTCTTTACCAAAACCGACCATCTGAGTTGTCATATTCTCGTTCGCATTTGTGCGGAGAAAAGAGTTCACAGACATAGAGAGGAGCTGGTCAACTGTGTGAGTTTCACCAGAGTTTGTGAGCATTGACGTAAAGTCATTGAGCATCTCACCACCCTTGTTTTTAGCATGAGCGAGTGCGAGTGCGGAGTATAAAACTTCTTGTTTCATAGAGAGAATAGATAGAAAAATAAAAAATTAAACCTTGTACTTAGCGAGAATATCGCTTGTCGTCTTCACTTCGTTGGCTTGAACAATTGTGTTGTTCGTTACCATCTGGGCGAGAACCGCTCTTTTGTCTTCATTAGACGGAGAGACTTTGTTCGACTTGAGTTCGGCAACATCAGCGGAGAGAGTTTCTACAAGCTTCGTAAGATTTGCAATTGCATCATCTTGTGTAGGCTCTGTAACTTCTTCTACTGGTGTTGCTGGCTCTGTATCTACTGGTTCAATAACTGGAGTTTCCATAGAGTTAGTATGGTTAGGAATTAAAGAGTACACCTGTTTAGGGTCAATTGAGTTTCGGCGAGCGTATTCCTCGACCTTGTCGTTCTTCACTGTACTTCATCGGTTAGACCGAACGGATACGAATGAGAATTCTACTATTTCAGCTTTTGTTACTTTTTCCGTCCACTTATTCGAGAAGATTTCCTCGATAGGGAGTTTCCAATAGTCTTCCATGCTTATCGTAGCACCATTCTCATCGGCCATCATACTTTCGTGTGTGTAGTGACCAGTGGAGAGACCCATTACGAGTCAACGACCGATAGCGCCTTCGCTTGCCCTATCATCGAATACATATCAAGTGACATGTATTCGCCCATCATCCATCTTGGAGAAGGAGAGGGGACGACCGATAGGCTTGTCGGTGTCATGGTTCCAAAGGATAGAACCAGTGGCGAGAAAGTCATCGACATACTTGTTGTTCTCGAAGAACCAAGCATCTGAGGATATGATATATCCGTTGCGATTCTTCTCTCAGTCAGAGACATATCCTGAGAAGTATATCGCCCCATTCGGGACACGAGTCTTGATTGACTCATCCATTATATTGTCTCGACTTATTATGGAGTTTGTGGAAAACTCGAGATTATTGAATTTATTCATAGTGAGTTTATATACTGATAAAGTGGCAAGTCAACTATTCTTCTACAACGAGACTGAATTTCTTTTCAGCAATATCTCTTTTTACATCAGATATCTTTTGCCCAAGTTCTGAGATAGAGTTCTGTATGAGTCGCATATTCAGTTGTACATCAGCGGAGAGGAAGAGATTTGTAGATCCTTTTATCTCATTTATGTTCTTGTTGATATCTTCGTGTACATTGATCACTGTTCCTGTCACTTCACGGATCCTGTCAGGGAAGGTATTGATAACCAAGAGACGAGCGTTCAGATGATCGAGACTCTTCGAGTATTGTGTGAGGGTGGTTTCTATCCCTGCAATAGATGCTATGAGACCGTTCTCGCTGATATTCTTGACTCCGCTATTGATATCCAATAGTTCTTTGCTCATCCCTGCGAATCACTCAGATATTGCTTTCATAGTATCTATCATATCGCTCTTGTTGTCGTCTTTTCCTATCTTACTGATAGAGTCGAGTATGAGACCTTGTGAGTTGTCGAGGAGTTCCTTCATCGCATTCATCTCACTCTTCGGCATAGATTCACGGATTGCCTTAGTATCCTTGCCTATCTCATAGACCTTGCTATAGATCTCCTCTGCTTTCTTAGTGAGATCCTTCAGTGCGTTCTTGTCTATATCCTTTATCATAGAGACAATCTTGCCACCTCCTCCGCCTCCGCCTGTGCTTCCTGTCAGAACTATATCACTGACATTCTTGTCGAGCCTGTTGAGGCGCTTATCCACCCATCCTGAAGATATGACAGTGTTCGTATTATTCGGATTGATAAAATACTCATAGAGAGTATCGCCCATCCCTGAGTAGTAGTAACGATAGAACCCATTGCCTCCGTTGATACACGCTTGTGCGTTGACTGGAATAGATGAGGTTGTACCGTCTAGCTCGTTGATCTCGAGGATTGTGATAGTAACCCCCGTGAGCGAGCTGAGTGGGAGTCCTGTTGTTGCATCGAGGAACTGAGTCGAGAATATTTTATCGAGTTGCATTATTGAGAAGGTTAGAGATTATTTTTGTCAGATAGCGACCCAAGAGTACACCTGTGTAGTGACAGTAGTGCTTGCTCTGTCAATATCAAATGTTGTTGTTGTTTTTGACTCTGTACACAAGCTCCCCGCAGAGGTATTCGAGGTCGCTGTTACGGAATATCCAGTATTTGCGAATGATGCGGGGAGTGTCACTGTAGTCGTGTCAACATTCCCATCGTTATGAGTACCCCATTGTATACGCATATTGCCGATATCGAAGTATCCTGACGCTGACTGGTCGAGCGCTGGGAGTGTCCCTACTGTGTTCGAAGTAGAGCCTACTTGTATAATGCTGACATAGCTATTCGTTGCAGAGATGAGCTTGCCACCAACTGACGCTTGCACGAACTTGATACTTGTATTGACGAGAGGAGAATATATGAAGTTCACATATCGTCCGTAGTTCGTTCCGCCATCTTCAATAAGTGTAGAGGCGAGCTTGATGAGGTTATTCGCTACATCTCGCACCTCGAGTATCCATCCTCCGTTCGAACATTGGACATATGCGCATATATTATACTTCTTGCCTGCAGTGAGAGTGAATACACCTGATGCGTGAGGGATATCTCCTGAATTGATAGTCATCAGGATAGTAGTATTGTCATATGTACCTGCAACTGGGACAGCATCAACATAGTCTACTGTCTGTCCTGTGACTGGGAGGTTACCAGTTATCTGAGTCAATTGAAAGTATGAGCCTTGGTCAAACGCCACCGCTTCTGTAGAGTCTGGCTTGTAATAGAGGAATACAGGAAGTGAAGAGGCGAGCTGGATATCTATGAATCCTGCGGATTGGTTTACACTTCCTGCTGAGTTATGCTGATTGAGATAGACACTTCCGATCGCAACACCGCCCTGCACTACATTCACTGTTGCGTTGAATGCTGTCTCGTCACTCCCTGCATTCAGATAGTAGTCGACCTTGTATCGTCCTGATACAGATGGGATAATCCCATTCGTACCTGAGAAGGTTGTACCGCTCGAGTATACAGTACCTGTGAAGTCTACTGACGACCCTATACCTGTGGATACGAATGACTTTGAGGTGAGATTGCCAACTGCGTTGACTCGTCCGTATGTTATAGTGAGTTCCGATGCTGGATCGATACTGCTTGTGCTGTTTACCTGTCCTGTCTGAGTCAGTGTATAGGTAGTAGCATATCCACTCTTGATGCTGACTTGTCCTGTGATAGTATTGCCTGCAAAAGGGGAGACGGTAATAGTTCCAGTCCCATTGTTCTTGATAGTGATCTGTTGTCCTAGGTTCGCGAGGAGAGCGTCCGGGAGAGTGAGAGTGATATCTGTCGTCCCTGCTGATATAACTGTACTATTCCACGCTGTCACGCTCCCTGTAACACTGAGAGTCTGGATAGTTTGTGCAGAGCTAGAGAGCGCTGTCCAGTTTGTCTTCTCGGTAGTGTTAAAAGATATACCTGAGATACCTGCTGTATTCCTCTGATATACTACTCCACTATCAAGTATCTGTTCTCCTTCGTAGTAATAAGTTGAAGAAGTAAAGGGGAGTATCTCTGTCTGACACACGAGTGTATACTTAGCCGCCTCTATGTTGTTGAATAAAGTTTCTGATAGACCACCTACTGAGCGTTTCACATATCTGTTATCGTTTAGAACAATCTCGTCAGTGTAGTAGTATATAAGTCCTGAGAATGAAACACCTGTGTGTGTTTTTGTGAGCTCGTCTAGGTTTCCTCTATCCGCATTCATATTGGTTGAGGTGTACGCAGTGTTTACCTTGTAGAGTCTGTTCTCTACTGTGAATACATCATCCACTGCATAGGCAACACCTGGCGCCCAGTCTGTTATGCCTCCTGATGCTACACTTGCGAACTCTGTCTCTCCTGTCACTGGGTCAATGAGAGTGAGGACTTGATTCACTGTTGCTGTCCCTGCATTCACACCTGCTGTCACTGCGTGTATCTGTGGTACATTCAGATTCCCTCGCTCTACTCCTATAGATGCGTGATCAGCACCTATATCAGATGAGAGAGTTGCCTCGTCAGATCGTGTGGTTATCTGAGAGTTCGAACCATCTGTTGTATCTGTCACTGTGACATCGTGACGATCGTGACTCGAGGTCTCTGTCGTAGTTGTAGTGGCTACACTGTCTGTATACACTTTAGCAAAATCCCCGAGATCGTTCCAAGTCTGTGAGAACTGGGAAAAGTCGTGCGTTCTATCCGATGTAGCGGTGAGGTCGGCTGTTACGATATTCTCTGATGAGCTACTACCGAGAGGATTCCACTCTGTGCCTGTCCATACAAAAGAGATACCAGTAGAACCTGCTACAAGGTCTTGTCCTTCTATTGTGAAGTCAGCTGTACCTGTATTGTTTACAGTGATGACTTTTCCAGCTGTCACTACTGTGTCGACAGGGTCAGCAATAGTGAGAGTTTGTCCTGTTGTTGTCTGATTCACATTGAAATTCATGTATGCATCAGGATCTCATATATTCCCTCCTATTGGAAGATTAGCAACATCAATTGATGAGTAGGTTGCCTGAGAGGTTCGTATGATGGTCTGCTTGTTGGTTGAAGGCATAATTATTTGATAGTTAGTTTCTGTTTCTTCGGCTCTACCTCTGCGGGTTTGGATTGGTAGTATTCATCCCCTCGCTTGAGGTCAGGTTCTAGGTTGGCAATCTCACGAGCCTCGTTGAGTTTTGCTACTCCAGACTGCCATGCTTCACCTGCTGTTTTAATATTGCGTACCTTGAGGGCTTGCTCGTCTATCTTGAAATCAAAAGCATATTCAATACCGAGGACTTCCCTGATTATACGAGTGAGAAAGTTTGAGATAGTATGCTTCTTGCCCTGTATCGTGTCGTCAAAGTTATTCCCTTGTGCATCTCCAACACTTCGATTGCTTGTCTCAGTATACCCGAGAATATCTTTTGGTACTTCGTAGACTCCACATACGAGGTCAAGTGTGAACTTGCGAAGGTCGAGGAACTCCATATCTGATATCTTATCTTGGATCTTCACAATCTCCTTGATTCCCTTTGCAAAGGCGGAGCGGTGATGGTTCTTGCCTCCTGTGTGTTTCCCTGTGTTGAACATCGACTTGAGCTCTGCCAATACCTTTGCTTTCTGTGTTTCATCCTTAAAGTCCACATCATCATCGAGGATTATTATCGAGGACGGCGTTTGGTTGTTTGTGAAAAACGCGAGATTGCTTTGACTTGCCTCCTCATCAGTCATCAGCTCTATCAGGAGAGTCTTCATCTTGCTTCGTCCAACTATCTCGTTGTCTATATCTGTATCTGTCTTGAGGTGGTAGACTTCATCAGGGAGGAACACACGGATACCGTTGAGGTTCTGTACATAGCCTGCAACAGCTCCTGTAGTGGTAACAACAGGCTTTATATAGCGAGGGTCGAGGATCTGCATCCCTACGAATGTACCACCCTTAGTCTTAGCAAGATATATGTATACATTCCCTGTCACCTCGTAGTCCCGAACCATTCGTTGGATAAAAGAGGTACCGTCTCCTCCTATTACCATTTCGTCAAACTTCCCATCTTGCTCCTTTTTATGTCTCTTGATCGTATATCCATCCTTGGTTGTGTATGTCATCAGTTTTCCTATTACCATTTGACAATAAGCATTCTTGTCATACATTTTATAATACTCTGATAACGAATAGTCGACAGATATCGAAATTCACTGAAAACCTTCTACACCAACGAGTTTAGGAGTTTCTTTTTGTTGTTTTGTGTCGAAAAACGATAGAATTCACATATTTCTTAGTTATTTTGAAAAATTATATCAGTTATTGGTGGGGTGGCAAGTTATTTCTTCATATATAATCCGATATTCAGTTTTGATGACGAAGAATAAGTAGTTAACACTCATATGAAGCTCATTCTCTAGGCTCACGCAAGCAGGAAATAGTTCGCGTACATTTATCTTTTCATCTACATATCTTTTTTCATCAGCTCTTCGCTTTCGGTAAAGTGAATTCTTCACTGTCTCATATGCTGGAAGATCTCCATCCTTTGTTAACTTTGCACGTGCTTTGCCTAGGTATAGCATGAAGCCCATCTCAGAGAGCTTGTTGAGCCTTTGACGAGTACGAGTTGGTCTAGCTAAGGTGAGGTTTGAGTAAAATGACGAACTCATAGTTATAAAACAAAAATTTACAATATAAACTCAAACTCTTTATGAGTCTTAGTATAATTCGATAATAATCAGGACATGAGGTCGACCATATCATCGTGTACTCCTTTGGTTGGAAACGCCAAGAGCTGATCACTCGCTATTTGAATCATCGGGTTATTACTCGGTAAGTATACACGATTTGCTTTAAAATGCGGAAGGGTCGGTTCTAGGTGTGTGAATTTATCTGAGGCGAATTTTAATTCTTGTAACGGTAGGGATAGTCCGTATTCCTCCTTTGCGAGCTTCCTGCACCAGTATCAGAAACCATTATTACTTTTTTCGTCGAAGGTTGCCTTGCGAACCTTGCTTGCGAACTTTTGATACATGCCGATCATAACACGAGCTTGAATTTCAGGATCACACTTGCGGAGCACAAAATCGAGCAAGTAAAAATTCTTGTCACGCTTAGATTCTCAGATTACTCAGCAGGCAAAATAGTCTGAGGATTCCTTCCCCGTATGTGTGCAATCCATGTGCATATATACCGTATCAAACTCATCCAAATTCACGTTATCATAGTAGCGGAGGTCTTCCGCCTTTATGATCCCACCCGCGTATATATCCGTTGGTAGGAGCATGTAGTTCTGATTCCATGCCCTCTCGCCTTCCTTCGCTTTGATGCTCTCTATCATCTCAGTCGTAAAGAATGTCCACTGCACCTCGTCATCGACTATCAGGGGCTGTCTGTGTATGTCCCAGATGCCTGTTTTATCTTTTCTGAACCGAGGGACGACACCGTCCATATTGATTGTATTCCCGAGAAATATAATCTTAGCATTCGTCTTCGACATTGCACCGATAGTTTCTGAGGTGATCTTATCATAGTTCTTCTGTATAATATCAGGATTCTTCACGCTGTCTGTGATATCGATATCATCGAGTATGAGGAGTTCAGGTCGGGTGTTCTTCGATATAGCACCACGGATACGTTCTCAGAGTGATGCAGCGAGTACATGCACGCCGTTGCGTGTATCGAACTCGCCTACACTCTTCTTCTCGAGGTCTTCTGTACCACCTTTCAGTGAGAAGAGTATCCCGAAGTCTCTCTCTAGCTTCTTATTCATCAGTTTCAGTGCAATCTGGGTAGTATTGCGTGTAGAGCTTCATGACTCGTATGATTGGTATACTATGAACTTGTACTTCTTCAAAGCTATGAAGTAACAAGTGACTGCAAGTGTGATCGAGGTTTTGATGCTCCCACGGAATCCCTCTATGAATACATCTCGTCAGGATACAAGGCTCTCTATCCAGTCGTAGTGAAACGGTGCGAGAGGAGTGATGAAGTCATCAGAGAAGTAGTAGAACCACCAAAGTAGGAACTTATCAGGCGTACAATCTCTAAAAAACTCGACCCTGTCTCTTGGTGAGAGAGAGTCGAGTCTATCTATTATTATTGCGAAGTTAGGAGTGGAGAGATTAATCATCAAGAAGTGAGTTGAGTGAATCGATTGAACGCTTGTCTGTTATCTCGAGTGTTCATGTAGGTTTGCCTGTGAGTAGCTGTTTCCTGTCAAAGTTATTCTTTGCAATATCATTCAGCGCTTTTAAATCGTTTATACCGAGTGTTCAATCGTTCAGCTTATCTCGTATCGGCTTCATACTCAAACGAGTCATGTCGGCTATTTCTGATATGATTTCGTCCATAGTTTCAATAATTTTTTCCCCCTTGTTAGAGTATGTTAGAAGCTCTGGTATATTTTCTATGATTTCTCAGACTGTTACATGATTCACACCAGTCTCTCTAGTTATGTCTCTTAGGCTCTTTTGCGGGTCAGTTATTTTTGCTATCCTTACCGCTTCCATGTCTTCATCACGAGTCTTTTTTCCTTGCATAATTTATAAAGTTACTGGTATCATCTTCAACTCTCTCTCAAAGCAACTCCTCTCATAAGCCCTATCGATTCGCTCACCTGGTCTTTTTCCTTTTTCAGCGGATCTCATCCATAGATACCAGCATTGTTCCTTCGTATAGCTCATACCAACATCATATGAAAAAACTAAAGAATTGCAAATCTACATCAGTAATCCAGTCCCAGACTCGAGCAGTTGCCCAAGTTATGTTTTGTAGAACAAACTTGATTGTATCAATTTTAATTTCTAATGCAAATCTTTTTTAAATTTCATTCATGTAATCCAGTCCCATACCAGAAACAGTGAAAACTAGCAGTGCATGAATAAGCGCACTGGTAGTGCATAAAAAGTGTAATGAGTAATCCAGTCCCACATTGAAAAGTGCTAGTAGTGCATCTCTTTTATATATATATAGATAATATACATACTACATGCATACATACCCATATTATCGTTATAGGGATTTATTAAATAATGCACTAAGCACTTTTTCCATTGTTCTCCGCATCCTATAGCGGAAAACTACAGACACTGCATGACGCACTGAAATAACAAAATGACGCACTGAAATAACAAAAGAAAAACTTGCAATTCTATAGGAAATAGATATACTGCCTTTACATTCTGTGTGTATCTATATCTTTTAGCTTAGTGAAGTTCGTTGAAAGATGTAGATACAAACACTATCACAGAAAGATAATCCTCCATGAACTTCACTTCAAATGGGGGATTTTTTATTTTTTACTTTACTAACCTATGTTCGAAGAAATAAACCAGTTGTATGTCCAGGATATACTCGATCGACTATGAATTCAGTATAAGAAACAATGACCTGAGTATCATCTCATCGAAGAATGAAAGATAACAGACGGATGGAGAGTGAATGAAGTAAAATGAGTTTTCAAGGATTTCTCATGAAAGAGAGCAGAATGAAATAGATTCACCTTTGTTCGATCCTACTTGAAACTTGATAACAAGGATGCGGTCCTGTGGTTCAAAAATAATTTCGATATCAGATCTGATGAAAAAGAGCATAAAATATCTAGGAAGCGTTCCGAGTATATCCAAAATCCACCAGTAGACGATCTAGTACTCCCTATACTGCGTAGATTCCTTGAATTCAGAGGATTCACCTACAAACAAATTGATCTCTATAGAGAGAATATAGAATCTGTATGAAAGGAACTCTATGCTGAGAACTGATTCTTCATAGAAACAGATGTATTCAAGGACACCCTATTCTTCCCTATGTATGATGCGGACCATAACAGAACCTGACTCAAGATGCGAACAGTGGATGGAACGGAATTTCCAACTACATGAAAATCATGAAATATAAAGGGCTGACAATCCTGATGTATTTATGATAAAATTGATAAAGATCTTGTAATCATAGTAGAATGAGAGGTGGACTACATAACCTTAAAAACTCTCTGATTCACCTCTGTTATTGGGAATCTTGGCTGAGTATCATCGTGTAAGGAAATATTGATCCAACTATGCAAACACACCGATCGAATCGTCCTTGCATACGATAATGACACGGCAGGTATCTCGACAAAAATAGACTTCTGAAGACCTTACGAAACTATGCAGTATCCAGATAACACAGATTGATGTGATATTAATGATCTCGTAAAACGATGATTCAATAAAAAAGACTTCGAAAAAATGTTCCATCCGACCAAGCAAGAGGCATACTTCGAACGATTCTTCTATGATTCGAAAAACCTCGAAATTTACGATATACAAGAACGAAAATATGTCCAAAAACAAAAATTATCACAATTCGTCTTCCAAAGATCAGGAATTATAGAAAACAATTTCCAATTGCCTGAGTATAACTGAATATGCTATCGCCAATGATGAAAAAAGGGCGCATACAACCTCTTCGATGAAGATTCCCTACTCACCCCCTCCAATACACCTGAACTCTCGCCTGAGATCGATTTCCTCCTTAACAACCTCTGTAACTACGATGAAAAAAATATCGATTGGCTCCTCAGCGCTATCGCTTTCAAATATCGCAATATCAACGAGGTACGAATCCCTGCCGTACTATTCTTCTGACCATGATCAACAGGTAAGTGATTATTTGTTAAGCTACTCGAGCATATATTCTGAGAAGAAAATTGCCTAATAGGATTAAATAGCTATGCGATCGATTGAAGGTTTTCCCCAGATACGAGTTGTAAGCTTATAGTAGAGTATAAAGAAATAGTAACAACAAGCACCAAAGATTGAAAGAAAGTTATGAATACATTGAAGTCGAAATTTATGGAAGAGAAAATATCAATCGAAAAGAAATGACAAGATATACAGATTGTTGATAACATCGCATGGAATATAATGTCGTCAAATGAGCAACGAGCTCTCGTACTCGACTCTGCAGACTCATGAAACCGCCGATTTTCTATAATAAAAACTGGACAAGAAAAGATCAATCTTGACGACTGATGAAAAATAGAGAAATCAATCTGAGATACGTGCCAAGACTTTCTTGCTTATATCTTAGAGAAGTATCCACCAGTAAACAATATAGAAGCACTCTACAATGAATCAAAAAATGATCTCGAATACCTCTCTCAATCATACTCTGAACGATTTTTCGATTGGTTTGAAAACAGATATCCATCGATAAATAGATTTTCTACACAAGAACGAAACATACTCATCTCTCAGTATGAAAAAGATGTTTGAGACTGATTTGATATCAAAGATGTTTCATTCTTTCGGAACTTCAACAACTGATTAACATTCCGCGTAACTACCAAGCGGACAAATGGTAAAACTATCTATATAATCAACAAACCCTGACGCCAATTCACTGACGAAGAATCCTTTAACCTTATAAAATAATCATGCTCAACAACCAACAACAACTCGCCTTCGATAAGATCCTCGCCCTCGACACGAACTACTTCCTCACATGATACGCAGGCACAGGGAAGAGCTACCTAGTTCACAGTATAATCGATGAGTGCAAGCAACTCTGAATAGAAATCGCTGTAGCCTCAACAACGTGATCATCCGCAGTCGATATCTGATGAACTACATATCACTCACTCTTCTGAGTATTTGGTATGTATACCGATGATATGGAAATACATGGACTAAAGAGAAATTTCTCCGAAATAGAATTGATCATCATAGACGAGATCTCGATGATGTGACCTGATATGCTCGATCTCATAGACAAGAAGCTCCGATTCAACACATGACTTGATCTCCCCTTCGGAGGAATCAAGCTCCTCATAGTATGAGATGAGAAGCAACTCGGACCGATCTATCAAGATACTGATAGTAACAAAAATATTATTAAATTACTAAAAGACAAGTACTGAGTTCTCGAGTTTACCTCTGCCAAGATCTATTCCACGTTCGAGAAAATCGAACTCACTGAGATCATGCGATCAAAGGATGAGAAGTTCATATCGCTCCTCAATCGTGTCCGTGAGTGAGACAACACTCCGATCGCTGATTTTAAAAAAGAACGATTCGATAACCCCGACTCAGTACATATAGCGTTTAGAAACGATTGGGTGAATGCCTATAATAATGAAAAGCTGGATAGTATCGCTACAAGTGAATATGTCTATAGATGATATTACTTTTGAGATTTTAAAACAACAGATTGTACATCTCCTGAGGTCCTTGCTTTAAAGGTAGGAGCACGAGTAATGATAACAAAAAATCTTAATGAGCTTTGACTTACTAATGGTGATATAGGAACTATAACGGCTCTCACAGATACTAATATTGTATTCCTATCAGACAGACTTAATTGCGAATCCGACATTAAAATAGAAACATTTTACAAGCAAGACTATTCTGGGAAAGAGAGTCATGACAAGAATAAAATTCTTTTAGATTTTGAGAAAAAATCCATTTTTGTAGATCGCTATAAATTTAATCTAGAAAAAGAATTATTCGAGGAAATTAAGTCAGAATTTAAACTCTATCCAATTGTAACATGAAAATTTGTACAATTTCCAATGAAGTTGGCATACGCAATGTCTGTACATAAGAGTCAATGAAAGACCTTTGAAAAAATGACCCTTGTGCTAGGACGCTTTGACAAAAGCAATATTCGACAACTCTATGTCGGACTTTCCCGATGACAATCTTACGAAAACACCTATGTTAAACACATCTAAAAAAACCATCCTCGACCGATGGCTGCTATGAGACAAGCAACCACTCATCGATCTTATCTGACCTGAGAGAGAAGCTCGGATCATGCCAAGACTCAGAGAGGCCAATGACATTGTCGGGTTCTTAAACAGTATTGAAGATTATATTTTGACTCTTGAGAATAGATAATAATCTAAACTATGAACAAACAAGAAAAAAATTTCATGTTACGTGATTACCAAATCAAAATAGCACAGAAGTGTTATGAAACCATTAAGGAATATTGAATTTCTTTATTATTTGCAGAAATGCGTGTTTGAAAAACTCTAACATCATTAGAGATAGCCAAATTGTATTGAGCTAAAAATGTATTATTTGTTAGTAAATTGAAAGCACTATCTTCAATAAGATTAGATTATGCTTATTATATAAGTCATTTTAATTGTACAGTTATAAACTATGAATCTGTAAAAAAAATACAATGAGATTTTGATTTTATTATTCTAGATGAGTGCCATACTTTATGATCTGCACCAAAGCCAAATAATAAAGCAAAAGACTTGAAAAGATTTTCCGATATACCAATGTTATTTTTAAGCTGAACTCCTTTCATAGAAAGCATAAATAAAGTATATCATACACTCTACATATCAAGGCGCTCTCCATTCTCTCACTACAAGAACTTCTACAAGTGGCATCATGAATACGGAATACCAAAGAAGATCTATACATCATACTGAGAGGCTCAAGACTATTCCTGTTGCCAAACAGATCGTATACTCTCAGATATCTCCCATCTCCTCATTACATTCACACAGGAAGAGGCGTGATTCACAACACAGATCACCGAACATATCCTCCCTGTCCGTATGAAGGACTCCACGTACACGATCGCTGACACCCTACTCACTCACAAAGTAGTTCGAGGGAAGACGAACACAGTACTCTGAGACACCTGAGTGCGTCTACAGCTATCACTCCATCAGATCTACTCGGGGACTATCATCACAGAGTGAGGGGAAGCGATAATAATAGATGACTCGAAGGCTATTGCTATCCGTGACCACTTCCGTGGGCAGAAGATCGCTATCATGTACTGTTTCACGAAAGAACTCGAGCTCATCCAATCAGTCTTCGGAGACACGATCACCACGGATCTCGAGGAGTTCAATACAACGGACAAAAGCTACGTTGGGCAAGTAGTATCTACGAGAGAAGGAGTTAATCTCTCAATGGCCGAAGCACTCATCTTTTTCAATATCCCGTTTTCAGGAACCTCATACACCCAATGACGTGATCGTATGTCGACTCGTGATCGCAAGGAGAACCACGTATGGTTCGTGTGTACGGAAGGTGGTATCGAGGAGAAGATACTGAAGTGTGTACGAGAGAAGAAAAACTATTCGGAGAAGATATTCCAGAAGGATTACAAATACATTGTTTAACCATCCCCTTTTATGAGAGAATCCGCCATCCAAAAAAAGATAATCGACGACCTCACTCGTTGCTGATACACCCCAGTCAAGACAATCAAGACGAATATTGTCGGTATCGCCGACATCATAGCTCTTCATCCTACTCGTCCAGCAATCTTAGTGGAGGTAAAACAAGAGAAAGGGAGAGAAAGCGAGATCCAACGATATCGAAGAGAAACCTTTACTGAGAAGTGAATGGTTTGGATCGTAGCATATTGATACGAGGATTATATGGAAAAAATTTGACTTTATGAGAGAAAGTAATATACTGCCTTAGCTCGTATATGGGGAGCTTTCCCCGCCATAACCATTTTCTTTTATGACTCGTTCACTTTTTGCGCCAGCTACTGGCAAGACCTTCGAGAAACTTGCTCCTGACTCATACCCATGTCGTCTCTATTCCTTCATCGATCTCGGAACTCAACCTATAACGATCAAGGAAAATGGAGTCGACGAACTCAAAAAGATCTGGAAGATCAAACTTTGATTCGAATTCCCAACAGAACTTCGAGAAGATGGACAACCTTTCACTATCTCTCGTGACTTCACGTTCTCTCTTCACAAGAAATCATCACTCCTTCCATTCGTAGAGAGCATGATATGACAGAAGATCGAAGATACAAAGACATTCGATATCCTATCACTCATGGGACAACCATACTTCGCTACATGCATCGAGAGTGCTGACGGAAAATACGTCAACATACAGAACGTCGTAAAACTCCCTAAGAGCATGGTATGTCCTGAACCTATCAACGCAACACAGATCATACTCAAGGAAGACTGGCCAAATGCTTGGGACACACTTCCCGAATATATCAAAACAAGAATAATGGATTCTGATGAATACAATGGTGAATACGTAGACATACTCGGGTAAATAAAAAGAGACCGAATGGTCTCTTTTTATTAAACTAACAGGTTTTAGGATATTACGATCAAAATTTGTGTGCATCAGTAAACCTTTATAGCATTGAAAAAGAAAAGAAAATATAGAAAAAGTAGCATTATCTTTTGCATATACGATAAATAAGCGTATACTGTCTCTGTCAACAACACGTTGAACGAACGAGAGGCATCGAGAAAGCCCAAGCGACTGACTGCTATATGTCTGCGACACTGACCCTACTGACGTATAAGAGGGCAAATACTAAAAAAACTAAAAAGTATTTTCTATAATAGTAAGGTTCGCGAATAGTTCGCAAATGAATGCTGAAAATATAGAAGATACGAATTTAATTTTATTTTTTCGCTAATATGTTTTCAGAAAATGATGGCTCATTGCCTTTTGGATTAGATAATCCTACACCTCAGCATCACGAGTTCTCAGTCGCTCCTGTCCACCTTACCTACTCACAAGATAAAAAAATCTATTGGGCAAAGTTCGGAGTTCGGCGAGCTTATATGTCTTTTTGTATTAATAACCCTATTTAATATGACTACTTTTAGAGAATTTCTTATAGATTTGCATTTGATTGATAAAATAGAACAAGATTTTGATGATTGGGTTGAAAGTATATGAGCTGATACTCTTTGAGAGTTTTTTACTCAATATATTAGTAAAATAAAAGAACCTAGAAAGCTATGAAAAATAGCGTATATTTTATTTCAAAACCAATAACCAATAATAAATATGCACTCACTCACACTCATAGATCGTCGCATCCACGATATAGAAAACAAACTCACTCGTATTCGTAGCGGAGAATACAATCTCCGATGTACAGATCAGGTGAGAACGGCACTAGGGATAATCTTGGTACAGTTGGAGGAAGAAAAGTATAATATAATGTATAACTAAAACACATATGCAAAAAACTATAAAAACACCTCTCATCGTCAATTTCATATTCATTTCGATCATAGCACTCGGTGCTATCGCATTTATTAGTGCCTATGAGGTATCTCACGCATCCACCACGAGCTCCTATTGCCAGAGACAGTATAACTTGTCTTTTACTCAAAAACTCTTGCCAGTAGCTCAGAAAAGATGCTCTAGTGAATTTGAGAGGATTACGAGAGAGTGAACTCTCAGTCAATCTGCTCATAAAAGAGTGAGACTACACAGAGATCGAAGCGGAACTACTCAGACAATGCAAACTCTCAGGAGATACAATAGATATTGTCATCTTTGGACTAGTAAAAGCAGATAATGAGGACGAGATAAAAAAAGCTCGTCAGGTGCTTGGACTCACAATGCAAGACTATTGTCGTACATTTCATTATATAGCAGACTCTATAAATAATGCTTTGTATCAGAGATACTGAGTAAAATCACGATCTGATCTCACTCTTGCACAATTACAAGAAGAGATAGAAAGCTATAAAACAGCTATCCGAACAGGTCAAAGCTAATTATTAACAAAACAATTTATGTCAAAATATATACTCACAGATGTCTCAATAGATTTTATGTGAAAAAAACTGTTTCAGATTAAAGCAACACAATCATTTTGAAATATCTCAGAATGAGAACTCGGTGGATATGTAGAGTCAGAGAAAAATCTCGCTCAGGTATTTTGAGACGCTTGGGTATTTTGAGACGCTCGGGTATTTTGAGACGCTCAGGTATTTTGAGACGCTTGGGTATTTTGAGACGCTTGGGTATTTTGAGACGCTTGGGTATTTTGAGACGCTTGGGTATTTTGAGACGCTCGGGTATCTTGAGACGCTCGGGTATCTTGAGACGCTCGGGTATCTTGAGACGCTCGGGTATTTTGAGACGCTTGGGTATCTGCAAAAAAATCCTTTACGAAATGATGGTTTATTGGTGGAGATGATACCGAAAAAATAACGAAACTTTCTCACGAAGAAGTTTGAAATACATATTGGAAATCTAATTATGTCTTAGGTGATTATGAGATATTAGATATAGAAAAGGAAGAAGTACCAGATATCTCAGGCAAAGAAGTCACTATCACTATAGACGGAAAAGAATACAAAGCAATAATCCAATAAATACCAATATCGCACGAGCCGACTGCTCGGAATAAATTAAAACAAATGTATAATGCAAAATCTCTCCTCGTCTCAGGATTCATCATTGCTCTCATCTCCTCTATCCTAGAAAGCTATGAAAAATAGCGTATATTTTATTTCAAAACCAATAACCAATAATAAATATGCACTCACTCACACTCATAGATCGTCGCATCCACGATATAGAAAACAAACTCACTCGTATTCGTA